GATATTAAAAAGTTAGCTAAAAAAGAACCTACTATTCCAGAAGATATTAAAATACTGATTAAGCGTCGAAGGTTACAATTAATAGTTCATAGTTGCATTTATTACAGATTAAATGATAATTTAATTTCTGATGCAACTTATGATAAATGGGCGAGGGAGTTGGCAAAACTTCATCAGAAATATGGTGTAATAAAGATAAATTGTTACGATGAATTTTTTAGTGATTGGGTATACGCACTAGGAAAAACATATTCTGGATTTCAATTGCCTATTAATAATTATGAAATTGTAACTTTAGCACAGGACTTGATAAAGGAGTTTAATTCTAATGGACACAAGAAAATATAGCAATTTACAAGAAAAAAGAATTGCTAAAAAGCTTCACGGAAGAAAGCAGTTAAACAGTGGGGCTACTATGTTTCAGAAAGGAGATGTAATTACTGATAAGATATTAATTGAATGTAAAACTAAAGTTAAAGAATCTAAATCTATTTCAATTCAAAAAGATTGGATTGAAAAGTTAAAGGAAGAAGCATTTGCAATGCGTCGTCCTTATTGGGCAATAACATTTAATTTCGGAGATAATGAAGATTACTTTATTATTAATGAAAAACTATTTAAACAATTAATGGAGGGTTTACAAGATGAATAATAATACTGTAATGCGAGTTTTAACATTTATGAATCAGGTGAATGAGGGAGTTTTTGGAGATAGCGAAAGTAACAAAAAAGAAATT